AAAGATAATGTCATACTTCTTCAATATATTTAAGAATAACACTGTTTCATTTGACGTAAGTATATATGGAATTTCAGATGTGTCAGGATATATCCCATATTTTACTGCAAAAGTTAAAAATTCAGATTCATCTGCTTTAATAGAAAATATAGGTTGGATAAAAGACCCTTCAGGAGCAGCAAGATTTTTTATTCCTTCATCAGACACGTCAATAAATGCTACAGGATTTTCTTGGGATGTTACTATTGAAAAAGATAGTTCAATTTTTACTATCGATTTTGGAGAAGGAAATATTTCAAAGAAGTCACGTTACTAAAATAAACATACGATAATGATACTTTCAACAATCGACACAATCTTAACTGTTCCAAACATTGTGTTTGTAATAGGAATACTCGGAACCATATTCGCAGTATATTTCCATTTCAAGAAACCTCAAGAAGATTCTGAAATAAAACAAGTAATTACCGATAAAGATCTTAGTACCAAAGCTACAATTTTAGCACAAAAAGAAGCAGAAGGAAAAGCATCATTATTAGCTCAACAAGTTGAATGGGAAAAAATAGCAAATGAAAAGAAATTCACTGAATTTGGATTAAGATTGGATAACTCTATGTTACTTGCAACTAATCATATTCATACTCTTGATGTTAAAGTGGATAAATTATCAGAAGAGGTAAATTGTATGAAGAATGAAATGAGCAATCAAATAACGAAATTATGCACAATTATAGAAGAAAGAGTACCTCGTCCAAACAAGGTTTAAAAGGAAATTAAGATGTTTGCATCGAAAAGGTTTATCGCATTTATAATTGGAGCATTACTATTTGTAGTAACAACTTATACTACTAAATATCCTCCAATGGAATTGGCAGGAGCGATAAGCATAATCTGCGGGGTTTACACAACAGCAGAAACAATTCGCAAGTCAGATAATCCAGAATTGAAATAGTAAAACTCAAAAAATATTCGTGAATATATAAAGTGATTCAGTATTGTTTCATTTACTGAAAAACTTATTTTTTTCACCCCTTCTTACTACGATTAGAAGGGGTGTTTTGTTGATATAAAACTAAAATCAAATTCAGATATATAAGATATAGGCTGACACCGAAAAGATATTGTTTTATTAAGAACTCTCTATAACTCCATAGGTTGTCAGCCTTGTTATAGAGGGTTTTTTATTTAAAATAACTTATTATTAATGAATCATCAAAAAGTATATGATAATATCATTCAAAAAGCAAAAAATGAAAATAGAGTAAAACATAAAGGTAATTATTATGAAAATCATCACATTATTCCAAGATGTTTAAATGGCGGTGATGAAAAAGAAAATAAGGTTTTATTAACTGCAAAGGAACATTTTATATGCCATAAATTACTCACTTACATCTATCCCGGAAATAGAAGTTTAGTTTATGCTTTTCATATGATGACTATACCATATAAAGAACGAAAAATTTATATATCAGCAAGAGATTATTCATATTTAAAAGAACTGAGAAGTAAAACTGGATTTAGTGAAGAAACATTAGAAAGAATGAGAAAAGCTCAAAAAGAAAATAATCATTGGAAAGGTAAACATCATACCGAAGAAACTAAAAGAATAATGAGAGAATCTCATAAATTAAGAATCCCTATTTCGGAGGAAACCAGAAAAAAACTTCAAGGAAATACAAGTACTTTAGGAAAACACTGGAAAGTTAAAGATACAAGTAAGATGAAACATACATCTTCTACAAAAGGATTAAACTGGAAAATTAAAGATACAAGTAATTATAAAGGAAATAGAAATGGAGCAGCCAATTTAGGCAAACACTATAAACATAGAGATTTAGTAATCATAGAATAAAACATTTAACGTTTCATTGATGTTTTTTAACGGAAAAAAGCGTATGTGAGTAAAAGAGTAAATCGACATTTGCTTCTGTTAATCAAATAATTACTCACTAAAAAATTAAAGAAATGAAACATTTTACAAGCATTCAGGAATGGGAAAACTCAAAACCATCACAGGAAGAAGTACATAAAGTTCTCGGTTTAATTAACAAACAATTTGATAGAGAACTGCGGTTTGAAATCCTTAAAAAGGAAGGTAACTTAAAGAAAATTGAAAAGACTTATGATTTTATGACTGAGCAAGGTTTCAAGATGGATCAAAATTTTAAAGCAAAAAAGAAAGAATTGGAAAGTGAAATTATCTCACTCAGGAAATTACTTCCAGTAGCCAAGCCAAAACCTATTAAAGTTGCTAAAGCTGAAGAACCAAAAAAAGAAGAATAGTCATTTAATCATTAAAACCCGGTCTAAAACACCGGGCTTTTTTTATTCATTTAAAAACATATGATATGAAACTAATATCGAAAGAAATAGAACAAGCATTTATAGAACAGGGTTACACCGGTGATAAAAACTCTACTGAAATCAAAATCATTGTTAAATTATTTAATCCTATGGGTACAGCAACCTGGTACTTATATGAAAAGGAAGGTGATGATATTTATTGGGGGTTTGTTAATCTTGACGACCCTGAAATGGCTGAATGTGGAACAATTTCAATGAATGAATTACTTGAGTATAGAGGAACCCTTGGATTTGGTATTGAAAGAGACATAAATTTTGAGCCGGGTTCAATTACTTTAAATAAAGTAATAAAGATTATCAAAGAAGGGGGTCAGGTATGAAATTAATTAAAGTTGATAAAGTAGCAGAAGTAAAACTTATATATAGAACCAAAGTCAAACCTTCAGACCGTATTCAAGTTAAACAATCTATTGATTCTTATAATATATTTATGGATAGATGGAACTTAGATACTCTGGAATACATTGAAGAGTTTAAAATATTACTCCTTAACCGTTCAAATAAAGTGTTAGGAATTACAACTGTATCATCAGGAGGAACTGCGGGAACAGTTACAGACGTAAGGATGATATTACAATATGCACTTAAGGCAAATGCAATGGGAATTATAATATGTCACAATCATCCTTCTGGTTGTTTGAATCCAAGTGAATCTGATAAGAAGATAACTCAAAAAATTAAAGAGGCAGCAGCAATTATGGATATGCAACTATTAGATCATTTGATTATTATTCCAGGTGAAATTACATATTACAGTTTTGCCGATGATGGTTTAATGTAAAAAAAAAATAAAGACACATTTCAGAGGAGTTTTAACTCCTCTTTTTTTGTGGTAATGTGTTTATCCATCCGAAACCTGAAAGTGCCGCAAATCGCATCCTACGAGGCCTACCGAGATATTTTGACCCGTCCAGATACTCACGATTTCCGACACTTTCCAGACCCCAATATTATATTAATTATTATTTCTCGTATCATCTTGATATTGAATTTTATAGTATCTTGCCCGAGTGAACCGACTAAAAAATGAATTTTACACCATCCTTGATTTTCCTCTCATTGATAATGAGGTAGTTAGACTATCACTTGGCCTAATAGGCTTTTTATTCGTTTTAAGACAGTCTCCATCCCATATAAGTTATCTTCCGTCTCGGTTCCGACAAACACTACACACGAAGTGTAAACAAGATCTAACACAATTTCTACTTGACCAGGGATACCTCCAACTCTACCAGAGACCTAAAAAGAAAAAAGACCCAGATGATGAAATGTTTATTATCACTAAATCAGGGAAGCGATATAGCTATGCAGAGTTTAAAAGAGGATTTAAGAAAATACCTTATCTATACATTCCTACAGTTAAGTTAATAAAATTAAGGAAGATTAAACTTACTGATGAAAAAATGATTAAATGGATTGATGAACATTTGCACCTATTAAATGACCAGTATTTTAATCATTATAATAATTCTTATAAGCATATTAAAATTGAAAATATTCCCAGAAATCAACAATTCAATGAAACCTATTTTGACAAAAATATTATACTTGAATACGGACATCCAGAAGTAAAGGAGTATCATATTGATGATTTTGGATATGATTTAAATAACTGGACTGGAAATCATATTAATATTTTTACAGATAATAAATTTTTAATTAATTATACAAACATTGTAAAACCTATTGAGATTGGTTTGTTGTTTAGTAAATGTTTGATTATCGCTGACCAACTTATTAAAACTATTGGGCCAAATGATTTTTCCAATTACTATTCTAAAGCAAGATTTAAAAGAGAAATAAAAGATTATTTCTATATAGACAATGAAGGGAAAAGAAGTAAAAAAGAAAGAATTTATTATAAACATCCAGAGTTTTCTCTTATTGTTAATTATGTTTTGCCTGAAGAATTATTTGAACCAAGATTGACAATGGCTCTTTTTGAATATACCCACATCAGAGAATTTGCTACTTTGTTTCCTGGAGCTTGGAGCATCTTATATAAGATAAAAAAAGGAGACCAATTTGAGAAGTTTACAAGAGATATTAAACCAACAATATTTAAGACTGATTACAGATTAATTTTGAATAAAGACCACCAAGCTTTTGAAAGAGGACAACTCTATTATAAAGTAATTTCTTTAGTATATCAAATAAGAATAACTAAAATTATGAGAGAAATATATTCCAGATTAAAGAAATGTGAAATTGTTTTTATTCCTCTTAGAGACAGTGTTGTTGTGTCCAGTCTATATGAAGAAGCAACTACTTATATTATAGAAACAATTTTTAAAAAGCATATTGATGATAGATTGCATTGGATTGTTTCCAAGGAAAAACACTTTTGATTTGATATATTCAAAACCATTTATTAACTTTGAAAAATGTCTAACTAATAATTACTATTATGAATAGAACTGAAGCTAAAAAATTTATTACAAAAGTTGTTACCGAGTGGGATAGTAGTGAACTTCCCGAAGATAACAAAAAAGTTATTTCCTTAGCTGAATTTGCTCAGAGATGGTATAATCCTGATGGTGGTCCGATGGCAAAAGCAGAAGCAATGAAGAAAGATATTAATAGTCTTAAAGCTCTTATAAGAAGAGGAACAGAAGCAGGAAAGAATGTTTCTTTATATGAAGGAGCATTAAAAACCTCTCAAAAGGAATTTGATGATTTTGTAGCCGAACATAAGATAGTATTTAAAGAGAAAAAGAAGAAAGTAAAAGAGTAAGAAATGTATACAATTTATCCTTCAAAAATTAGAAAGAATAAATCAGGAGCTTTAAGAATAAAAATGGTTGAAGTTCTTCCTTTAATGAAGATTGGAGGTTCATTTGATGTTCCTCTTGAAGATTATAATGGAGAATATGAATATTTTCAGCATACTGTTTGTGCTATTATAGGTAAGAATAAAGAAAAGGATAAAAAATATACAACTCGATGGAATAAATTTGGAGATTTCATAACAATAACAAGAATTGTTTAATAAAATTAAGGGGCCTAAATGACCCCTTTCTTATTAGTAATCAATCGGTTAACAGTATAAAGAAAAATCATATCATTTTATTCATATGAAATTTCGTTATACTATGGAAATTAATTCATACATTTGTACTGTCTAAAAAACAAATATATGAAAAAGTGTGTGATTTATTCAAGAGTATCTTCTACGACACAGGATTATCAATCTCAGATTAATGACCTGGTAAAGTATTCAAAGGACAATGGATACAAGGTAGAGAAAATCTTTTCAGAGAAGATTACAGGAACTAAAGAGAAGTTAACTCCAGAATTCCAAAGGATGAAAGAATATGTTATAGAAAAGGATATTAAGGATATTCTTATCTGGGAGATTAGTAGGTTTTCAAGGAATATGGTTAAATCTATACAAGAAATTCAATACTTTACTAATCTTGGAATTACAATTCATTTCAAGAAAGAGAACCTAAATACTTCAGACCCGTCTTCTAAATTCATTATTAATATTATGAACTCTGTGGCCGAGAATGAGAGGGATACTATTGTAGGTAGAACATCAAGAGGGTTAAGAGAAAGTGCTAAGAGCGGTAAGAGAACTGGATTAATGACTTTACCTTATGGATACAAAGCAGATGAAAATTCAATGTTAGTTATTGATGAAGAAGAGGCCAAAGTAATTGAACTTATCTTTAAACTCGCTGATGATGGTACAGCACAACGCAGCATAGCTCAACATCTCAACTCTATAGGAATACAAACAAGATGGACTAAGCTCGGCAGACGTAATAAGAATGAGTTAGGTGTTGAAGTACCGATAGTTTGGAAACCTAATGCCATTGGAGTTATTCTAAAAAATACTCTTTATAAAGGAATAAGAAAATATAAGAATGAAACATTCCAAGCACCCAAGATTATTGATACAGATTTATGGGATAGAGTACAAACTAAAACCATAAAGAAAGTTGGCTATATGCTTAAAGAAACTAAATATCAATATTTACTTAAAGGAAAAATCCAATGTGGCATTTGTGGTAGAAATTATGGATGTCGAACTGAATTAAGGTATGGTAAAGAAGAAAGTTATTACGCCTGCAATGGAGCAAAAGACCTACAAATAAGATGTAAAAATGGTCAGTTTTCTGGAGAAGTTTTGGATACAGGAGTTTTTGATTTATTGCTATCTCACAAAGATTTTTGGCTTAATATGAGGAAAGATACTTTAGATAAATTCAATATTGAAGAAATTCAATCTCAGATAGAATATTATATTAAGGAACTAAAAGCATTGGAAAGTAAAAGAGAAAAATCTGTTGAGGCATTCACAGATAGTTTAATCAATAAACCAAAATTACGGGAACTTATAAACAAGATTAATTTAAGCAAAGGAGAATATGAATTTAAGGTAAACCAGTTAACGAAGAAAATTGATGAGTTTAATAGACTTCAAAACAACACAAATACTGATGAGGTTATAGGAGATTGGTTACAAGATGATAGTTATAATAATAGAAAAGATTTTATAGATAGGTATCTTAACAAAGTGGTTATGTTTAAATACAACAAAGAGGATATAGATTACAAGAAAGTTAAGTTTTCGGAAATAAAGACTGGAGGTGTAGGAGGAAAGTTAACTGGTAGAGATAAAGTAGTCTACTTAGAAATATATGCTTTTAATAGCTCTAAACCTCTTAAATGTTTTATATCAAATGATACCAAACTAAGTGCTATTATTTAGGGGTTAAGCAAAAAAATCACAGAAACCACCCTTAACGTCAAGATTTCGTCAAAATATCTTCGTGTTTCTCTTGTTATATCATCCATATAAATAATCTATAACTAAAATAATCACCTATATGTTTAATAAGATTAATAATTTAAACAATCTACTTGAAGAAATAACTGGCAATGAAGTAGATATTGAAATTGTTAAAGGTAAACTCCTTATAACAATAACTAACAATAAAGCAGGTGTAAAAGTTCCAAACATCGATGATGTAAAATTACTCGATTTGGATGAGCTTAACACCTTTGTCTCAAACCTCCCTGAAGAGGTATGAAGATAGAGAAAGAATTCTAACAGAAAATCTCCTTAAAAAATTTGGAAACATACAAAGTTACTCTTTTACAAATGCCAGATTATGTTATGACTTCTGGATGAAATTAAATGATAAAACATATTTAGGAGAAATTAAAGTTCGGAGTTTTAACATAAATCAATATGATACTTATTTCTTAGAAACTGCAAAATTAAACAATCTTTTAGAAAGTGCTAAAATACGAGATTTGGGTATTGTATATGTTAACTTTTTTAAAACAGAAGAATATAATAAATGGGATTATATCATTTTTAATTTAAAGGCAAGAACTAATAAATGGAACAAAGATAATTCTCCTGTAGTTGAATATATCCCAATGAATACAAGAACTTTTGTTGATTCTGTTAATAAAACATCTAAATATGTCATACGACTTAAGTTTGAAAAAGAAATAGACCGTAAAGGAACAATCATTATTTAAAATATGGAACAACGTTATTACTATATCTACATTATTACAAATACACTTATCTGTAAAAGTTATGTTGGTAGTCGAATGTACGGAAAAGGATTTAAAGAACCCTACTGGGGTTCAAGTAAATATTTGAATGCTGATATAAAAGAATATGGTCTATGGAACTTTTCAAAAGATATTATTGAGATATACCCGTTTATTGATAAAAAGGAATTATTAGACAGAGAAACCTTAGCAATGAAAGAATTTAATACTCTTAATCCTAATGGTTATAATAGATATGAAGCTAATAAAAGAAATGGATTTAGCATAATCGGAACATCTTGTAATAAAGGAAACAAATTTAGATTAGGAAAAATATTTACTCAAGAATCCTTAGATAAAATTATCAAAACAAGAAAAGAACAAGGTTCTCCTTGGTTACTAAATAATAAAAATATGTTAGGAAAACATCAAATTCTGTTTATAGAAGAGCTGTAATCTATCTGCATTTAGGTTGTCCTATTTGCGAACCGCACAAAGGATGTAATGCCGAAAGAAATAATCCATGGAAATCATGGAAATATAAATT